AACTAAGCTGGCTGTCACACGTACAACACCAGAACCCGAAGACGGACCAACATCAAGTTTTATCTCGCCTCCTGGTCGGGATTTTAAAATTAAATCATTACTGGTTTGTAGTACTTCAGCCATGCTTAGTTCCTGTTAGTTTATCGATTACGCATTAACGAAATCGTCGTCATCTGTACCAAGAAGTGTATCGTCGTCACCAGCTTCTTCAACTTGTGCCGCGCCATCACTAGTAGATACTGTGAAGTTCCATGGAACTGATTTTCCATCGTATGCGTTTGAACCTGTACCATCTGGAGCAACTAGAGTTGCTCTACGTCCTGCGATTTTTGAAACTTGATAAGTTTCTGAATCGTCCATTAACATAGTAATAGCCATTTCAGTACCTGTTAGTGCTGTTGCTAATTTACCAGTTGTAAGGAAACGATCATATGTAGTTCCAGGTGTACCAATTGCCGCTACACGAAACTTTTTAGATCCTAATTGCTTTACAATGTAACCTTCAAGTACACTAGATGTACCATAAAAGTCACACTTGATTTCATTACCGCCTGCTGTTGGGGGTCCAAAATATTTTTTATTAAGTGGTCTTCCCATTTGTTTTCTCCTATAAAAGTAGTCCTATGCGAGTTCTAGTCGCTACGCTGTGGGTAACAGCATAAGTCCGCCACACTATGCGGCTCGCTATCTGACACAAGTATTTATCCTTGCGATAAAATTGCCATTAATTCTACTTTACTTACTGTATTAAGTATTTTATTGATTTGATCTAGTTCGTGTTGAGCATTGACTAGATTTTGTTCTTTTCGTGATTGTTTGTATTTGATAATGTGTTCCATATGAGCTTTCATATGTACTTCTACACTTTTTTCTATAGCTCTAACATCATGAGAAAACATAGGATGACGTTTACGCCATGTAGTAAATTGCTCTCTAAGTTTTTGAAAATCTTCCCATGTTTTTACTTCTAGCATAATTGTATATATTATACTAATTTGATAAGATTGTCAAGTCATAAAAAAAGGGCGACATAAAGCCGCCCTTTTTAGAGTTCCAAGTAATATTACTTGAATGAAACGCTTGAGTCTGTGATCTCAACACGTGCCAAGTAGTCTGCAGCATTACCAAGAGATGATGCTGTGTTAGTTAACTCAACATAACCATATCTGGTCATGAAAGAAACTACTGGCTCAAATGTGCCTGGATCTAGCACAACGCCACTGCTCATTAATGGAATGTATGGGCAGTAGAACGCAGGTGCGTCTGACTCACTTGATCCTTTGTAACCAATAAGAACAGGTGCGTTGTTTGCAGCGTATGAATCAACATATACCTTCATAGCGTTGTTCAAAGTACCAACCATCTTAGTGTTAGTTGGAGCTTCGAAAGTACCTTCAGTTGTTCTTGCGAACGCAGAAGTTGTAGCACTTTGAAGAATTGTTAAAGCGAATGGTGAAACTACAGCGTAGTTACCAGCGCCTCTTCTTGTACGCTGAGCGATTAGGTTTGCTTGTCTGTTGATTAAAACAGCTAGTGCAGCATGTTCGTCACCAACAAATGTAGCAGTACCTGATACCGCTGACTGGTCATAAGTCTCTGAACCTGTACCAGCAAGATCACGTAGCGAGTTAATTACTTCCTGATCAATTTCAGCAGTAATTTCTTGCGCTAGTGCAGCCATGATTTCAGCTTCAATGTCAATGCCTTGTTGTGCTTGAGCATCTTGTGCAGCTTCAAAAGTCCAGCGAGCTGATAGCTTTCTGGTTTTTGCTTCTACAGTTTGCTTCAAGATTTGGATTGACATTTTGTTGCCTGGCTCACCTTCAAGTGTAGCAGTTGATCCACCTTTTGCTGGATCAGCTGAGTTACCTGAATAGGCTGCAGCAATCTTGAATGGGCTTAGAGCCTCTTCACCAGCTGTTACACCAGCACCAGCATCAGTAGTCGCATAGCGAACACGTAATGTGTGGATTTGGCCAACTGGACCTGTCATTGGTTGTACACCAACAAGTTCATTAGCAATGACTGTTGGCATTACACGTCTGATCACAGGTAGGATCACACGATTTAGGGTAGCAACGTTACCGGCAGAAGTAGCACCAGCTGTAGCACTCTCTGACAAATACTTCTTAGTATTTTCTAGAGTGACGTCCATCACTGATTTGCGAGTTCCATTAAGGCCTTCTAATAGAGCGCCTTTGGTTTCCTGCCAGCGTGACTCGAGTAGTTCTGACATAATTTTATCTCCTTAAACTTTAAGTCCCGCGAGCTTGCGGATGTCATAAATTGCAGCAGTTTTATCCTCACTGCTGTTTGCTTGTGCCTGTGTTTCTTTATTGCCTGTAACTTCTTTGCCTTCTACCAGTGTTGCCTTAGATTTTGGAGCATCGCCTGCCATAACAGCTGGCAAGTACTTTTCAAATGCCGCGTGTAACTTGTCTGTTTGTACACTTTCAAGTAACTCATTCATTACTGATTTTTTCTCTCCAGTAAGCGGATTTAATAGTTCGCCCATTATTTCTTTACGTGAAGCTAAATCTTTAGCGATTTTAATTTCACGTTCTTTGCTTTCTACAATCTCTTGTTTCTGAGCAATTTCTTTTTGTGCTTCAGCCAACTCATCTTTTGTCTGCTCTACAACTTTTAGAAGTTTAGCAGTTTCAGATTTTTCATTTAAATGACTTGAAGCATATTCGCTTGCGAAGGATTCAAAAATCCTGCGACCAAAGTCGTTTCTACGAGCGGATTCAATGTCTTCTTTTAATTGACTAATTTCGTTGTTTAGTTTAGACTTAACAACACCTTCAACTAGTTTAGCTGACTTAGCAATAAAATCTGACTTGACTTTTTCAAACTTAGCCTTGCTTTCACGTACAAGTTTAACCTTTGCTTCTGCTAGGTCTTTCTTGTCTGAGTGGAATTCAGCAATTTCTTTTGAAAGAGCGTCAACAATGAAGCTCTCTAATTTAGCAAAGTTTGCCGCAACATTTTTACGATCTTCGTGTAGCTCAGATAGTTCAGATGCTAATTTTTGTAGGACAAAGCCTTCCATTTTCTTAGTGTCTGCTTCCATCTTTTTCGCATACTTGGCTTTAGCTTCAATAAGTTGATTGCGATCTTCTGCTAGTTCTGATAACTCAGATGCTAGTCTTTCGCTTACCATTTTATCAACAGCTTCTACCATTGTAGACTTATCATGCTCGTACTTTTGAGCAAACTCTTCACGAAGTTCTGCGGTGACTTGATCACGGTTTTCTTGAATCTTGCTTGACCAAGCAGATTCAATTTCCGATTTCATTTCCTCGGAAATCACATCGTTTTCGAACAGTTGTTTAACAATATCAATCATGTGATTCTCCTAACGATCATTTCAGTTTCCTGATGATATTCACCAGGCTTTCTGCGATATACTTCTGTGCCTTTGGGTCGCCTTGAACTTCTTTTGCTATTTTAAATGCCTTTTCACCGCCTAATGTATTCATTAGATGCTCATATACGGGTGTTGGATATGCTCCTGGTGCGCTTGGTTGCGCCACAACATCTACTGTAATAATTTCAAAATCTGATACTTTACCGCTACCGTCTTCGGAAACGTTACCGGAGCCCCTGCTGGAAACGCCTAGTTTGACTCCACTTTGCAACATGGTTTGTACTAATTGTCCCATGGGCGTTGGTAGAACCTTCATTTTTCCGTAGCCGTTTGGACCATCCATCCACATCTTTGTAATCATGTGGCTAACTCTGTCCAAATTAATGCGTAAATCAGCAGGATGATCAACTTCACCTAACACTGAATAACCGCCCTCAATTTGTTCGTTAAGGGTTTTGACAGCCCGAGCAATTTCAGAAGTAGGATAAAATCTTTGATTAGCATTACGAATATCACCTTGGATACAAATGCCATTTAGATACAAAGATTTATCATCTCCCTCACCGGCCCTTTCGAGTTGTAACTGAGCTTGGTCAAAACTTAAATGTTCTGTTAAAGTATTTTTCACCTACTGGGCTCCGATTAGTTTACTTACTGCCAATTACGCTAGTAGCATCAGCAGATCCTTCACCAGCGCCTTTCTTTTCAGCACCGTGACCTGATCCGTCTTTGCTCATGCGCTCTGACTCTTTAGAACCACCAACTGTGTTGATGTTCTTAGTGTTCATTTGTTGTGGTTTGCCTGTTAGACCTGTTTCTGATCCACCGCCTTCACCGCCTTTTGCGATATTAGCAGTTGTGCCACCCATGTCGTTTGAACCTGCTACTGGAGATGAAGTGTTGTCAGCAGTTTCTGCTTTGCCCTTCTTCTCAGCACCGTGTCCGTCAACTTTTTCAACATATTCACGTACTGTT